CAGGCCATGCAACAAGGTAAGAACCCCGGTGAGGCTGTGTATAACCTGGCCAAAGCGCGTGGTTATGTCACAGGCGCTAACGCAATACCGGGCGGTGAGGATGATGATGCTAATAAGGAAACGCTCGATAAGCAGCTTGATACCATCGAGAAAGGCCAGAAGGCAGCAGGCACCCTGGATGGTGGTAAATCAACACCAGAGGGTGAGGTGACACTGGACGACATCAGCAAGATGTCCGACGATGCATTCGACAAGCTCTGGGCTGATATGGATAAGGCCAATAACAGCTATAATTGATTTTATCCACAACATAAGTAGAATATGTCCTAAGCCCTGTGGATAACTTTCCGCAGGGTTTCCGCATTTCCCAGCGATAGGGCACCAGTGACGACTGATTCAAACGTGACCAGCTGAGGCAGCAGTATCTGTCATCGTGGTATGGACGATCCATACAACACAATTTGATTAACTAATTATTGGAGCAATCCCATGCAGACAGAATATGGGGTCAATGCACCTGAAGCGGTTAAGCTTTGGTCACGAAAACTCATGCACGAAGCGCTCAAGCAAACCTGGGCGTCTAAATTCATGGGCAAAGATTCTTCGGCTGTATGCCAGATCAAAGACGATACCCAAAAAGGTGCGGGCGACCGAATCCGAACTACACTACGCATGCAGTTATCTGGTGCGGGTGTTCAGGGTGATGACACTCTGGAAGGTAAAGAAGAAAAACTCACCACGCATACCGATGACCTGCTGATTAATCAGCTGCGTCATGCTGTGCGTTCTAAAGGTAAGATGACCGAGCAGCGTATCCCCTTCTCAATTCGAGAAGAAGCGCGTATGGGTCTTCAGGACTGGTGGGCAGATCGAATCGATAGCTGGTTCATGAATCAGTTAGCTGGTAACTCAGCGCAGGAAGATACTCGTTACACGGGTAATAACGCTGCACTAGCGCCAGATTCCAGTCATCACATCTTTGCTAACAGCCATGCCTCAGAGGCAACCATGACCGCAACCGCGTCAGCGCAGTTCAGTCTGGGCCTGATCGATGCATGCCGACTTAAAGCTGAAACCCTTAAGGTGCCTATCCGTAAGATGACGGGTGCCGGTGGTGCTGATTATGTGATGTTTGTTACCCCTGAGCAGGAGTATGACATGCGTCGTAATGCTAGCTCGATGGAGTGGGCAGACATTCAAAAAGCAGCTATCCAGGGCGGTCAAATCTCAGATAACCCAATCTTTAAGGGTGCTCTGGGTATGTATAACGGCGTACTGATGCACTCGTCTTACCGCTTACCAGTCACTGATTCGACTGGTGGCTCTAAGATTGGTCGTTCAGTGTTCTGTGGTGCGCAGGCGGCTGTCATGGGCTTTGGCCGTGGTGATGGTCCGAACCGTATGGACTGGACAGAAGAGCTGTTCGATTATAAGAACAGTCTGGGTGTCGAAGCTGGTTGTATCGCAGGTCTTAAAAAGACTCGTTACAATAGCGAAGACTTTGCAACAATGGCCGTTAGTGCTGCGCATTCCTCGAATGCTGCATCATTCACTGGCCGAACTTAAGGAGGGACTGAGTCATGGCACATTTTGAAACTCAAGAAGCTACGTCAGGCCCTGCTGTTGCTGTACATGCAGGTCTTAACTCAGTGGTGGTTCAATACACCCTGGATGAGACGGCATCAGGCAGTACATCTATCGCTATCTGTGCATTACCAGCAGGCGCTGAGGTTACACGAGCTATGGTTCGTGCTAATCATGCAGCACTTAACGCTGGCGCTGCACCGGGCGCAGTTCGTTTATATCCCACTATCGGTGGTAACAGTGTCGGTGATCTCATCAGCACAGCGACCATCAGCTATCAGATTCAATCTGGTGCAGCGGGCAATAACGAGTCTGGTTTAGGTGTACGCTTAACCGGTTCCGCTAATCTAATCCTGAACCTTGAGGATTTGACCGGCACCGGCACAGCAAGCACGGTCTTTACCGTCATCGTTGATTACTTGGCTGAGAAGTCGGGCGATTAAAGATAGGTAGCGCCCATCCTCGCTACCTGGGGTCGTTAGCTTAGGCTATCGGCCCTTTTTCGTTTCTTAAGATTTACCCTCACGGCGTATCATTCCCTAAACACAGAGGGAACCATAATGCCGCTACTAGCCGACCTATTCGCCGCTACTCAACAGAAACACTTACAAGCATCAGAAACTAACGATATCGTCTTATTGCGCGAGTGCTACGAGGAATACAATGCCTTTCTCAACCAGGCACCTGATGAACCTGCCTTTATCTTTGCGATTGCGACACTCAATATGCAGTTTGGTTACAACGCGCAGGCCATTGCACAATTTAAACGCTGTATTGATCTGGACCCCAATCAAGCTAATTTCTGGAATAACCTGGGCAGTGCTTATAAGAACGAGCACATGGACGATGAGGCTGAGAAGTGCTGGCTAAAGGCTAACGAGCTACACCCATCAACGGAATACCTGAATAACCTGTCTGTCTTGCACATTAACCGGGGGCACCCTGAGACCGGTATCGAGTTTGCTGAGAAAGCCATCGAGATGGACCCGAAAAATATTAAGGCCAACTGGAATTATTCGCTGTTACTGCTTGAGCAACAGGATTATAAAAACGGCTTTGTACAGTATGAAGCTGGCTTATTGACAAAAGACCGGATGAATAAGCTGTACGACGCTAAAAACGGCACGGTACCGTACTACGAGGGGCAGGACCTGAGCGGTAAGACTATCGTGGTCTTTGGTGAGCAGGGTATCGGTGATGAAGTGCTCTATGCGACTGCCATACCTGATCTGATTGCTACCGGCGCCAATATAATCTATGACTGCCATGACCGGCTTGAGTCAGTGATGAAGCGCTCATTCCCTGAGATTGATATCAGGCCCAATCGTAAGGACTACAACAGCCCTGAGTGGGCTAAAGATATGCACATTGATTACCGACTCGCTATCGGCTCACTGTTTCGCTTCTTTGGTGTGAGAAAACGCCCGCCTTACTTGGAGCCAGACCCTGAGCTGGTTGAGAAGTACCGGACGAAAATGGAGAACACAGGCCCAGCCCCGTATGTGGGTATTGGTTATGCCGGTGGCCATAAGAAAACCCACGGTCATGAGCGCAGTTTTAAGCTCTCGGACTTAACCCCGGTGATTGATGGTGAGGCGACACTGATCTCACTGCAGTACACCCGTGAAGCCACAGAGAAGCTGAAGAATCACTTTATCCAGACAGGCCGAAAGATACATCACTGGCCTATGGTGATTTACTCGCACCTGGACGATGCCGCCACAGACAAGGCAGACGGCTATAACTACGAGAACACCATCGCCCTGATAGCAGCTCTTGATTATTGCGTGTTGCCTAATACCTCGGCGGTGCATGTTTGTGGTGCTGTAGGGACTACCTGCTACACATTAACCCCGGATGCTAAGGCATGGCGCTACTGTTCCGATGATAACCACATGAACTGGTATCAGGACCACGTCACGCAGATTTATCAGGATGGTGACTGGGATAAGGCGATTAAGACACTTGCGGAGGCACTTAAATGATTGTTGCAACTAATATTGATGTTGTCGAAATGCCTGACGATAAAGGCGAAATACATCGGATGATTCAACAGCAGAGCATGGGTCAAATGCCGCCTATATATGACAGCGCAGACAACCCGGTAGACCGTGAGGTGATGATAGAAACTATCCAGGGCAGACGCTTTAGAAACAGCAAAGGACTCGATATCGTATTGGGCATGAGCAATCAGGCTCAAGAGGCCCTGGGCATCTGGTTTGATACTGTCGAGAACCAAGCAAATATCATTGATGATTTACATAATTCCAATAACCGGCTAATGGCCGAATTGAACATGCTCAGAAAGACTTACGATGCCTTTGAAAAAATGGGGTTTTGGTCTAGGTTACGATTCGCATTTACAAGGAAATATAAGCTATGAAAACAGCCGTTATCGTAGGTCATGGCCCCAGCGCACTCGATGGCAAATTAGGTGAGTTTATCGACGCTCAGGACTATGTGATCAGGCTTAAACGCTGCCAGGAATCACTCAAATACCCTGCAGACTACGGCACGCGCACTGACATTCTGGGTGGTTCATACGGCATAGCCGGTGCTATCAGACAGATACCAGCCGATCATTACTGGGTCTGGGTGGACTCACGACAGGATGAGCCCGACGTCAGCATTATTGAAACTCTGTTCTATGGTCACACCGTCGATGTTGATATCAACCTGTGCCGGTTCTGGGACTCTGCCTACATGCGCAGACGTGACAAGGTCGACCAGTATGAGAAGCACGAACAGATGGAACAGTCTCAATATGCCGACGAATACGGTGAGAAACACCTGTCACAAGGGTTTAAAGCCATTGTCTATGCCGCTGAAAAGCTGGATGTGGATAAGATTTACCTAGTTGGCTTCGATAACATGATGACCGGTGAATTTACGTGGTCCATTACACGAGGCCCTGACTTTGACCAGTACGCCACACACCGCTGGGATATTGAGCACGAGATGTTGCCACAGGTAGAGATTGTCTATGGCAAGAAAATCATTTTTAAAGTACCGGAGATTACCCATGAGCAAGATTAAATTTGTTACTTCATTCTCAGAAAAAGGTTTTAAGGAATACGGTGAGCGCATGCTTGAAACCTTCTGTGAGCATAACGACTTTCCGATAGTGGTCTACTACGAAGGCAAGAAAAAGCCGACGTTTAAGCGACCACAGATTGAATACCGGGATTTATTCAAGGTGCCGGGGGCTGCTCATACCATGAATGTGCTGTCAGGCTTCCCCGTATTCTCTGGCCTGGTGGATGCAGTGCACACTGATCGACGCTTTTATCAATACGATGCCTTTAAGTTCAGCCGCAAGATGTTTGCTCAGGCTGACGCAGCTGGCGCCCACGACGGGCTTCTGTTCTGGCTGGATGCTGATGTTATCTGTCAGGCGCCATTCGATCCTGATCGTTTGGAGGCCATGCTGGAAGGTACTTATATGTGCTATTTAGGCAGGCCGAGCTGGCATTCCTGTGCTTCATTCGTGGGCTGGGACCTGACACATGAGGTTGATAGCGTGTTCTGGACTAACTATTTCAACCTGATTGTCAGTGGTCGCTTCCTGGTACTGAAGGAATGGCACGACTCGTTCTGGCTGGATGAGATACGCAAAGGGGCGCATTTACCAGCACGTAATGTTGCAGGCGGTCTTGATCTTGAAGATGGCCCGGTTAATGTCTTTGACCGAGTCTGGCAGGGTGTAGCTAAACACCTGAAGGGCAACATCAAGAAAGGGCCACAGCGCTATAACCAGCTGATAGATATCGTGCGCGAGAAGCAGCCCAAACACATCATTGAGATTGGCACCTGGAACGGTAACAGAGCCGTGGAGATGCTGAATGCTTCAGACGTGGCTGAGTCTTACATCGGCTTTGATCTGTTCACTCAGGCAACCCCTGAGACCGATGAGCATGAAAAGAATGTTAAACCTCACTTCACCATCGAAGATGTCAAAGGCTACATTCACGACTGCGTGGGTGATGAGATTGTCGTCGAGCTGCACGAGGGCAACACGAATGAAACGCTAGCCGACTTTGTTAATGGTGAAGTGGTGGCGCATGACCTGATTTATATCGACGGTGGCCACGCTGTTGAGACTATTGAGTCTGATCTGGTCAATGCTATGCGTGTTATCGCCCCAGACGGCACCATCGTTATGGATGACTACTACGAAGGCATGCCAGAGGAAGACCTGGATAAGTGGGGCTGTAACCGGGTACTGGAAAAACTCGGTATTGAGTACGAGGTGTTACCTGTCGCTGACCCGGTCAATGGTGGCGGTGTCACTAAAATGGTCGTGATTAATGGAGCCAGCCTCACATGAATGCACGCATTATTGAGAAAAACGGATTCTTTATGCCAGAAACTCGGTTCGTTAATGAAGATTTGGGTAAATGGCTGGATCAGGCTAAGACGCTTGATTTAGCGCTGCCCTATGTTCAAAACTTTGACCATGCGCTGGATGTCGGTGCCTATATCGGGTTGTGGACTATCCGCATGGGCCAGAGTTTCGATAAGGTTACTGCCTTTGAGCCAGTGCCTGAGAACTACACGGCCATGCAGATGAACCTGGAAGACACAGGCATTAGCGTGCACCCGGTCAATAAGGCGGTAGGCAGTCACGTAGGCACCACAGACATGAGACTGAAAGGTGCTAATCATGCCACTATCACCCCAGAAAGAGAAAGCACGCACACCTTCAAAACCACGTCGATTGATTCCTATGGCTTTGATGATATCGGTCTGATCAAGCTGGATATCGAAGGCATGGAACGACAGGCGCTGCAGGGTGCACAGAAAACCATTAAACGATGCTCACCGGTTATCTGCATTGAAATCAAATTCCACGAGAAAGAAATCGATGCAGACTTGCGCGAGATGGGCTATTCACAGGTATTCAAAAACAAACTAGATGCGATTTACGCGAGGACATAGCAATGGATGAAACACTAGTTATCAGAACGGCATTAAATGGTTTTATAGTAGAAAACCTGGACCCTAATAATGATTATGCACAAACATCAAATAAGATGGTTTTCCAGTCTATGACTGAATTGCTGCACCATATCACTGAGTTTTACGGTTATAGAAACCCTAGCGAAATCATGAGTGATAAGGAGGAAAAGCATGCAGCCTCTTAAAATCTTCATCGGGTTTGATCCCGTCGAGTCAGTGGCCTGGCATACGCTGGTGAGTTCGATCATGAGTCAGGCATCAGTGCCGGTGTCGATTATCCCGTTAAACCTGCGTAATCTGCGCGATATCCACCACCGGGAGCGTGACCCTAAGCAGAGCAATGAGTTTACCTATATCCGCTTCCTGGTGCCGTATCTGTGCAATTATCAGGGTACAGCGCTATTCATGGACTGTGACATGCTGCTGAGGACGGACATTAAAGAACTGTTCAGCCTGGCAGACCAACAATATGCGGTCCAGGTGGTGAAGCACGACTATGAGCCTAAGCACTCGATCAAGTATCTTGGTAACGTGCAGCATTCATACCCGCGTAAGAACTGGTCGAGCGTGGTGCTGTGGAACTGTGGACACCCTAAGAATAAGGAAATCACCCCCTATAAGGTCGATATGGCCGACCCGTCGTACCTTCACCGCTTTAACTGGCTGGATGATGACGAAATCGGAGAGTTGCCTATTGGCTGGAATTTTCTTGTTTCAGAATATGATGCAGACACCATAAATCATAATGATATCAAGAACTTACATTTTACAACGGGCGGGCCTTACTTCAAGGAATACGAGACCGTAGACTTTGCTGCTGAATGGTTCGAAGCGTGTGAAAATATGCAAAGATGTGCTCAGCTAGACGACTAGGCCTCGGTCTGCTTTAATAGCGGGGAAACCCCCGCTAATGGAGCAGGCCATGAAATTTGGCGACGCACGAAACCAGTTACTTGATGAGTTATTTCGTACCGGGCAGCTCACTTCTCAAGCCCATACCTACATCAACAAAGCAATTGATTTCTATAAAAAGACCCCGACCTATTTTAACGAAGAAGTTTCAACAGCGCAGACCGTAGCGGGTGAGGAATATTTCGACTTACCTATTGATTATGGGTCGCTTCAATCTTTAACCCTGCAGGTCGATACTAACGAATACCGATTAATCCACCGCACTATGCAGGAAATGGACGACATGTATGTCTCAGCCGATAACTATACCGGCTATCCCCAGGACTTCTGTATATTCCGTAACCAAATCCGTTTAGGCCCTGTGCCTGACCAAGCTTATACCCTTAAGATGGCTTATCGCCGCTACCCAGAGACCGCCTCAGCCTCACATCAGGTGAATATCTGGCTAGATAACGAGCCCGACTTAATCATCGCCAGGGCAGCCCAGCAGATGTGCTTTAAGATCATTCAGGATGTCCCCAGGGGCCAAGTATTCAAGATGGAAGAAAAGGAATACCAGCAGGAAATGACCTCGACCACAGCCCGAAAAGTGATGCGAGGCTATACAAAGGGAAGAAATTAAATGGCTGACTTCACTGTGGTTGTTTCTAATTGGGTTGCCGGTAGTGATGGCAAGGTCCGAGGCACAGACCCTGATGGAACATTCAGCGAAGACTCAGATTTTACGGGAGCCCCCGCTTATGCTATTGGTTCAGGCACTGAGTACCATGTCGCAAAAACAGGGAATGATACAACAGGTGACGGGTCTTCCGGCTCGCCTTGGCTCACTATCGAAAAAGCATTGACAGACGGTGCTACCACAGCCGGTGACACGATATCAGTTCATGCGGGTACTTATGTAGAAACCGGCTCTCATACGGTTCAAGATTCGTATAAGGCCAGTATGTTATGCAGAGCCAGCGGCTCAAGTGGAGAACCGATCACATTACGTGCTAATCCGGGTGATGAAGGTTCTGTCATTATCGATGGTCAAAGCACTATCGCAGGAATACGTGTTGCACACGAGGATTACTGGCAGTTCTACGGCCTTCGTTTTGTTAATCATCTTCTAGGCGCTATTGTGATTTCAGATGCTTTTGACGATGTTATAACAACAGCAGGATTAGCTAAAAATATACGAGTAGAAAATTGCTATATCGGTAACACTGTCTCTGATAATCCCGGCTATAACGTTGCGTCATTAAGGTTCTTCCATATTCAGAACGTGACTATAAAAAATGTCAAAATTCGCAACACAGACCCTGATGTTCATGCATTCCAGAATTACGGTGCAAGCGATTACATTATAGAAAACTGTGATTTTGAAACCACGAAGATTGCCGTATTTAATAAGGCGCATCTTATTGCAACGGTTTCGGGTGGCGCAGTGATTGGCGGCGAGGTCAAATATTCTAAACTTAAAGGCCAGCTGGCATGGATGGAACAACCTCAAGGCGCTGGCGGCAATGAAGCAGGTTTTGATTGGATTCACCATAATATTTTACAATCAACCAGCACAAATAATGAAGAGGCGGTTATACGGTCTCTTATGCCTGGAGCTGCGCGGCAATCAACACGTAAACGCATAGAGCATAATACTTGCTGGGGTAATGGCTTTGGCGCGATGGTTTATATGGCATCCTTTAATGATGTCGAAATCTACGGCAACATAGCCGCTAATGTAAGATCAGTTCATTATCTTGGTGGGCAGCAAAATGGTTTTGATACCTTCTTAACCGAATGCGACTACACCGTAGCAGACTGGACAAATGCGAATTATGCAGAAATGGACAGACTGGATACTCTGGCAGAGGGGTACACCTTAGCAGAGTTTCAGGCTGGCACAATTGCATCAGAGGCCCCGACTTCATTTGCAGTAGACACCCCCGATGCCAATGGCGTATCAGCAGCGGCAGCCGATTTATTTGACACACCGGGAACAACTTTCACGAATAAGACAGGCTCTCCCGCTATCGGTATTATGCCGGGTGGTAATAACGCAGGATGTTATGAAACAGGTAGCGAAGTTGTTGGCCTAACAGCAAGTTACACCGCAGGTGCATAATGGCATTTACAGATGATTTCAACCGAACTAATGAAGATCTAGAAGATTCTGCCGACTGGGATTTGGTCGACGGTGCAGCAGGCGCAGCCAGGGTTTTTGGTAACGTTGTAATCTGTGACACTGGACAATCAAGCGGCTCTTATCGTTGTCCCGATCAAGCAAGCGCAAATCATTACGCGCAAGCTGCGATTAGAAATTCAGGAAATGCCTTCCCTGTTGTATGTAGGATGACAGACGGCAGTAATGGTTTCGGATTAAGACATGAAGGCACACACTGGCAGCTTTATAAACAAGACACGGGAAGTTTTACTCAACTAGGATCGAACTATACAGCAGCATTGGTGGCCGGTGATATTGGGCGTATAGAGTGCGATGGCAATGACATAACCGTCAAAATAAACGGTACTACACGAATAGGTCCAATCACAGATTCCTTTAATAACACGGAAACGCGCCAAGGTGTTTGGCCTAGAAGTAACACGATATCTGACTGGTTTGACGACTTTGAGGCAGGGACATTAACAGTAGGTGACACAGCCGCCCCAGCCACTGGTCAAATCAATATTGTTGGTTATTCACCAGCAGCTGCCAGCGATACAGTCTTTCCGGTCATAGGCCAGATTGATGTGGTCGGCTACGCATCAACGGCTGAAATAGCCGAGGCCACTATCGCCTCTGTACCATCGACAGTGGCGCGTGGCGAATCGGCGGTCACGATTACAGGCTCATATTTTGGTGCTGTTCAGGGTTCAGGTTCTGTCACTTTCGGCGGCGAATCCTGCACGATAGATAGCTGGTCTGATACCAGTATTGATGTCACGATTCCCAGCGGTATAAATTTACTTTATGACGAAACACCGACATACACGTTTGTTGTCACAGCTGACGATGCCACCAGTGATACCAGCTCAGCGGTAGATTTCACCCCAGCCTCTGGTCGTAGCTATATCACGCTGTCGTCACCAGCTTACTCAAGCAATGCATATATGCTGTTTGGCTATGAGGGTACGCCAGCGCCTGTGACCGGTGATCAGCTTGAATATGACACCAATACAGTACCTAGCAGCATCGCAAACGAGCCAGAATTAACATCAGAGTGGGTGCTGGCCAGCATGCCGACAGTGCCGCAAACCACAGATTGTCAGATTATTCGAGCAGCGACCGGGGTCAGGTCCACCACCTGGACCATTACCTGGGCGGTTGAGCACACGGCAGAGCCCTCAGTCGGTAGCGCTGATGTCATCGGTTACGCACCAACAGCCGAATTGGTTGTTGATGTGGACCCAGTAACTGGTCAGATCGACGCAGTGGGTTACGTGCCTCAAATCGAGTCAACTGTACAGGTTACGCCTAGCGTAGGTATAATCGAGGTCACGGGGCTGTCTCTAAACGCAGGTATCGTGCATTATATTGATATTTTAGCGGGTGGCGCGGTCGACGTTACGGGTTATAGCGCGTTAAAAGTTGACACGCGGCGCTGGGTTCCGATCAATGAATCATCAAGTACATGGTCAGTTTATTAAGAGGACAACAACATGGCAGCCGGTAAATTTTTTATGTATAACACAGGGCTTTTAAACGTCCTGAAACGCAATATTAACCTTGTGTCGGGTACGCTGATTGCTTACCCGTTACATTCTGGTTATACCCCCTCGACAGCCTCGCACTCCACGGTGGCGCAGATAGCGGCCTTTCAGGCGACAGCCTCTGCTACCGTAGTCAATGCGGTGTCAGTGACGGCAACGATCACCGGGTCAGGTAACGCGGTCAAATTCGATTTGACGGATATCTCAGGCTTTTCCGCTGCGGGTGATACCTTCCAGGCGAAATACGTCGCAGTGGTGCATCGATCAGGCTCAGCCTCGCAGGCCGGTGATTTACTGGTCGGCTTCTGTGACCTGGATACAGCCGCCAGCACGGGCTTAGAAGGCACGCAGGTTAATGTCACCTGGAATGCTTCGGGCGTTACTAAATATAACGTCAATCCTTAAGGGGGTGTGTCATGGCTCTTGAATCTGCAGACTTTATCAGTCAGCTGGTACTCACGAACCCGGACGGGGGCGACCAATTCTCGACACTGGATAATCAGGATCGACTGATTAAAAAGGCGGTACAGCAAACCCTCCCGAACCTAAACAGTGAAGTTTCAGCCACGCCTCAACATCTAAACGCTACTATCAGTGCCTCTGCTCATTTAGCTGACTTATCCGCCACATTAACCACGCAAATCACTACTTTGTCAGCGAATTTACAGACAGAGATTGATGCCAACGATTCTAAATTTCATGGGGCAAGGGTTGTTTTGCAAGCCAATACAGCGATAGCAGATTCTTCGGCTTATGTTATCCCCTTCGATTTTGAAGAATATGACACAGATTCAATACACGACAACGCCACAAACCCAGAAAGAGTCACTGTGCCGACTGGATATAATAAGATCAAGTTAGGTGCTTATGTGGCGGCCTCATCGATTACAGCATCGGGCCACCTACAGGTTACTCTGTTTAAAAATGGCTCAAGTCTTTTTCCGGGCTCTGGTACTGTTTTCGGGTCTAGATATACTCCCTTGTCGATAGCAGAACTTAATAGACAATTATCTTGCACGGCTGGTGATTATTTTCATCTTCGAGTCACGCAAACATCAGGGTCTAGTAAAACATTGATCGGAGGCACGGCTGGCGGTTCCTCATTCTGGTGTCAGATTATGGAAAGTTAGGCGTGCCAATTGCTCACTTTGACAACCTGTCAGACATTGGTGTCGTCAAGGATACATCAGAGTTTGACATCCCTGAAAATGCCTTCACTGATGCGCGTAATGTCCGGTTTACCGATGGCGCAGTCAGAAAGGCTAAAGGCCGTGAGCAGGTTTTCGGTACGCTTCTAGGCACCCCATACTTTGCGATGCCGGTCACGAAATCAGGTAGCAAGTTCTGGTTTTATGCTGACCAGGAATATATCTACGGCACCGATAACACCAATCACTACAAAATGTCGTCTGCTACGGCAGCGATGAGCCTGGACATTAACTGGACCGGGGGTGTTTTGGGCAACTCCATTGTCATAATGAATGAAAGCACAACAGACCCCTATGTGTGGTCTGGTAGTGCATTAACCGACGCTTTCGGCTCTCTGGCTAACTGGCCTGCCTCGATGACCTGTCGCAGTCTGCGCGTACATAAGCAACGACTGATCGCTATGGATATCGACGAAGGCTCAGGCCGCGACGATACCCTGCTCAGATGGTCTCATCCAGCCGTGCCTGGTGGGGTCCCTGCCAGCTGGGATTATGCCGATAAAACCAAAAGCTCTGGCCGGGTTACGATTGATGGGCCGGGCGCTATCATCGATGGGCTTCCTTTACGTGATCAATTTATCGTCTACAAAGAGCAATCGGTCCACTCGATGCAGTTAATCGGCGGTAATGCTACTTACCAAATTCGTAAGATGTTTGATGAGTTCGGTCTGTTATCGCGTCGCTGTGTTCAAGAGTTTTACGGTAAGCATTTTTGCGTGACCCAGGGCGATATCCTAATACATGACGGGCATGACCATCAGCCGGTCTTTGATCGCCGCATGCTTGATTGGCTGTTCAGTAACATTGATAGCGGCAACTACGAGCGCTCATTCGTCTCGATTAATTATAACGAGCGTGAAGTGTGGATATGTTTCCCAGAGTCCGGGCAAACACTGCCTAATCTGGCGCTGGTCTGGAACTGGCAGGATAACACCACGCAGATTCAAGAGCTGCCAGTGGGTACAGCCCACATCGGCTGGGGCATTGTTGACCCGAATATCGACACCACGATTGATGGTCGTACCGGTACGATTGATAGTTATACCGACGCGATAGACTCGTCTTACTATACCCAGGTCAAGCGCTCTAATCTCATTTGTAACACCACGCTAGATCGATTACAGCGCCTGTACTATACCGACCAGTTTGACGGGGCGAACATGACGGCTTACGTGCAGCGCTCAGCCCTGCCATTAGGTCGTGAAACACAGACCGGTAAAAAGTTCGATCCGCACAGAATCAAATTTATCAGTGAGATATGGCCCGTTATCGAAGGCACTACCGGCGGCATTGTTAATGTTTACGTGGGTGCTCGTGATACCCCGGACGCCACCGTGTCCTGGTCAGGTCCTTATCAACACACGATAGGCAGTACAACCAAGCTGCCCATGCGTGTCTCAGGCCGTTTAATAGACATCAAATTCGAATCGACCACCGATATTGACTGGGAGCTGGTTAAGTATTCTGTGGTCTATGAATTGGGCGGGGAGCGGTGACTGACTTACATGAGCCTTATGTCGCCTCAGAACCCCCTGTTTCGAATGATATTCAGGTCTTAAGAGACTGGCTATCGTATGAATTCAAACGCATTGAAAGCGGGTTTAACGGTGTCGATTTAGAGCAAGAAAGCCGATACCAAACCATAGAGCCTAATCTATTACCCCGTCTGTTTTTTGAGGGTATTATCGATAGGACGGCAGACCCGGTTTATGAGGTGGCTTATTCAGCCGGTGGCAGCATCATCACCGATGTGCACTGGTTTGATGGTACAACCGCCGCACAATCGCTGTATTTTAACGTCAGGCTGCCCAGTTCCTTCAAAGAGGGCTCAATCATTCTGCCCCGTGTACGCTGGACACATAATGCCTCAGCAACCGCCTCAGAGGTGGTGGTGTGGGGCATCAATTACCAGTTATGGCACCCCGGTTCTGCGATCCCTGCGCACACTAACGCATTGATTACAGCGACCTGTAATGTCACACCCGATTTACATTTGACGCATGCATTCCCAGAAATTACCGCTTCTGCTGCAGTTATTGGTACAATATTAGCGGGTCATATTTATAGAGACCCTACGGCATCCACCGATACCTGGGCGAAAAAAGCTGGATTACTGGGCTTTGAGTTTAACATCGAGATCGATTCAGTCGGTTCGAACACAGATACGGTGAAGTAGGGCGACAATATGGCAACTTTTACAGGCGACAGTTTTACCTACCCATACGAAATACCGCAATTCGCTTCCCCGCAATATTCGATTGAGCAGCTATTGAATTATGCCAATATGGGTAATTATATGGATTCAATTGGCGACGGCGGTTGGTTTTCAGATACAGGGTCTTTCGGTGGCGGTATCAGCAATCAGCTGGCTAACTATGTCGTCAATGAAATAAAGAACGGCACGCCTCTCGATCAAATCCAGTTTTTAGAAGGTCATGATTTAACAGAGTTACTTTCTGAAAGCGCTGGCGGTCCTCAAAATCAATTCGCTCAGGCTGTTGAGGGCAAACTGCAGAACGTCGTCTCAGACTTGCAGGGTCAAGGCATTACCCTCGATTATATTAACGACAATTACCCGATGATTTCCCAGCTGGGTACGATGGATGGGTCTGGCAATTTTCAACTAGGTTCGACGCCAGATCAGACAACAACCGCGCCACCAGCAACAACGACGCCAGTCACCACAACACCGCCAGCAAGCAATCCATTGGACCCAACCAATGCCGTAGCCACACCTGACAGCGAAACCCCATATCTGGGTCAGGGCGGCATTAACTTAACACCTGGCGCCAGCGATATTGGCTCACAGAATGCGCTGGTTGATCCGCTGTCGAGTGTTTATACCTCACCCACGAGCGGCTTACCGGGTGATAAAGTCGCTGCTACTGTTTCTGCCCCGTGGTCAGGGCTGTCGCCTTATCTGGGCGATATGTACTCGTACATGGCCGGTACTCGGCAAATGGCCGATCAGCTGGGCGTACCTGATGTCACGATGGCAGGCTTTAATCCGTACATGGCGCAGACGAATATTCTGGGTGAGCAGGCAGCGGGAGATATTGCGGAACTTACTGACCGTTTTGGCGGCACGTTAGATAGTATTACCGGCTCACAAAATCCTTTACTGAGTACGCTACCGCACCAGCAGGCGACTGACAGACTCAGCAGCATTATGTCGGGCGAGTTCGGTGATAGCGCGTACTCACAGCCGTTTTCAAACCTGCCAGATAACGAATACACCAACGCATTAAGCAGCGCTGCACAGCCCGGCACCAATCCGTATTTATCTCAAATGACCCAGAAGGCAATGGGTGACGTTACCGACGTCTTCAATCGTGATGTCATGGGCAACATTCGAGATGAGTTCGAACTGGCTGGGCAATACGGTAGCTCTGAACACCAGCAAGCCGTGAGCGGTGCTGCTGAAACACTGCAGGACACACTGGGCGATATTTCCAGCTCTATGTATGGCCGTGCTTATGACGCTGATATGACCAGAGCATTACAGGCTGGCACATCCGGGCTGGGCATGCAGTTAGAAGGTGGTCGCCAGGGTATGGCCGGTCAGGAGCTGTATAACCAGTTACAACTGGGTGCAGCCGGTAAGACAATCGACCCATTCCAAGAGGCTTATTCCGGTAATGTTGGTGACATTACTCGCGGCGCATCGCTTATGCCGCAGATGGCGGGCATGTATCAAATGCCTCAGAGCATTATGGCCAATATGGGTTCCAACATGATGAACTGGGATCAGTCAGTGATTGATGACCAGATAAACCGCTACATGTGGGACTACAACATGGCGAACCAGGCTAATCTAAATTATGGTCAGGGCTTAGGTTACGGCAATGTGCCGGGTTCTTCGGCCACATGGTCAGATAATCCTAGTGAAACGAGCTGGGCTGATGCGATTGCCGGGGGTGCGATGGGTTACGCGATGGGCGGACCTTGGGGCGCTGCTGCGATGTCACTGCCTTACTTAGAGGACTTACTGTAATGAATGACGATTACTTATCTATGATGGGCAGCATGCAGGGCATGACCCCTGAAATGATGGAAAAAATCAAAGAGCAGATGATGAAACGGGCGCTGTTATCCGGTGCCTCGTCTTATCTGGGTGCTCGTGGTCGTGGCGTCGATCCTAAATTCGCTATTGGCCAGGGTGTCGCTAGTGGCATGCAGGGCTATGACAGCACTATGCAGCAAGCCCTACAGATGCAGATGCAGAATAAGCGCTACACGGACCAGCAAAATCGTTATAAGGCCCAGACTGATCGTCAGGCGATGCTCGATAAACGCGCTGCGCAGGACCGTAAGGACCGGCTGGACTATCAAACTAAAATGATGGATATGCAGCAGAAGCGTCTCAACATGCAGCAGGGCAAGTACAACCTCGACAGACAGCAGAATGAGGATGCGATGCAGTCTATGCGTACCGGTATCACGGGTGGCTTTGAAGAAGGTCCGCTCACCCCAGATCAAGACATGATGATGGGGCTGGCTCAATCTGGTAACCCCGGTCTTGCGATGCGCATGTTACGCCCTGACCTGTTCAAATCAGGCAGCGGCATAGATTACGGTTCGCTATTGCAGCCAGGCGGTGAGCATACCCCTACACAGCCAACAGAGCCGCCACCAGAGCCTGATGACGAAGAGGAATCAAGACTCGCTGAGCGTAAAGCACGCCAGCAGCGGGCAAACTCAGCCATTACAAAGAGCCTGATGAAGAAAAAAGCCATGGAGTTTTTACGCGGCAACCCGCTCGATCCTTTCTCAACACCTAACCGGTTCACGATTACAGGTCAGTAATGAGATATGCCGACTATGCCAATGCCTACAAAGAGCTTTACCCGGACGCTGACAAAGACGAAATAAGCGAAGGTTACAAGCTGGCAAACGAAGACGTATCGCCTATGGCCTTAACCGGCAAAGGGCTGCAGGCCGGTTATCATAATATGCTGGGGTCCTTTGGTTCCCTGGGTGAAATGGTCGGACTTGATACTGGCGACTTTGCTCAAGAGCAATACAAACAAGCTGAACAATTCCAACTCCCTGAACATCTACGCGGTTCAATCGTTGATAATCCTGACCTACTATCGAGCCCTCAATGGTGGGGGCATTCTCTGGGTCAAATAGCACCTAGCCTGGCAACCTCATTGGTTCCCGGTGGCGTTGTCGCTAAAGGCGCGAGTATGCTGCCTAAATTAGCCCCGTATGCGGCGGCTTTGGGTTCGGGTACATCAGCATTCACCGGTGGTGCCATCGAGGCAGGTGGTTTCTATAACGAGACAAAAGACCCTGCCTTATCCACGCTGTATGGCGCGGGTGTTGCGGGTATGTCCTATCTCCCATTCTCAGCCATGTTAGGTGGCGGCAAGTTCAAATCATTGCCAGGGCGCATGCTAGCCGCTGGTGGTGGTGAAGCCGTACAGGAATGGGCAGAAGAGCCCTACGGTGCCATGCTCAAGGGTGAGGACATCATGCAGGCGGCTAAAGAGGGTGTGAACGTCATGCCAGCCTCATTTGTTGCCGGTATGTTAGGCGCTGGCGGTGTGAAAGCTACCGGTAAAGCCATCAAAGCCACGCAGAAATCCTTTAAAGAAGCGGCTGACTATTACCAGGAAACCGGTACTCTGCCCACAGGCATGATGGTCGCGGGCGTGAAAGCTGGTACAGCTGATATGACCACGCTGGAAGAGGCGCAGAAACAGGTCGAGTCCGGTAAGGAAATGAACGAGGTATTCAAGGATACCGGCTGGTATCTGGGACCTGATGGCGAATGGCGTTTCGAGATCAATGATCAAGAGGCTGAAGTCTATCAACACGTCTTTAACCAGATCAATGCGGGCATTGTCGATACCTCTGAGGGTATCCCGCTAGGCCAAATATTAGAGCATGAGAAACTGTTTAACGCCTATCCTGAACTGTCTGGGTACGAGGTCTTTGTCGAGTCTGACAAGGCTGCTGGCGGCTCATTCAATCCTGAAACAAAACAAATCAATATTTACAGTAAAGGCCGGGCTAAAAAAGACCAGTTTAAATCAACGCTGCTGCACGAAATCCAGCACGGCATCCAGACTGTTGAGAACTTTGCACGGGGCGGTAGCTCGGCAGAATTTAAAAACCAAGTGCGGAAAGAGGTGAATCAGGCTGACGAAGTTATCTCTAAATTAAATCTCGAAATGCACAAAAACGTGCAGGCTGCTGACAAAATCAAAGCCGACAGATCGGCTGCCTGGAGTGACCCGGAAAAGGTAAAACTCTACGATGAAATGCTGGATAATCTCAGTAAACGCTATCGACAGCTTATGGATCGGCGCAGCGAATTTATAGAAACAGCGCAGCAGGACGTGTACGAAGAGCCATTTAAAAGATATCAAAACCTTGCCGGTGAAATCGAAGCCCGTGACACTGAGGCTCGTATGAACCTCACCGATGAACAGCGACGCACCACCGAGCCTCAGCTGCTCAAAGATGCTGATAAGGCGATTATTAAACGTCAGGCATTTAAAGAAGCTGAATCACGCACAGGCGACAGTAATTTTGCAAACTGGTTTGGTGATTCTAAAGTGGTTGATGAGGCAGGGGCGCCACAAATCATGTATCACGGCACCACGCACGACTTTGACACCTTCTCGCCAGAGAAAGGCAACCCGGAAAATGATTTCGGCGTCGGTTATTACTTCACCAATACGCCAGAAGATGTATCAGAGAACTATGCTGGCGAAGGCCCTGATTTAACGTCTCGCATTCAGCGTCATGCCGAATTACTGCATAACGAGTTCTATGACCAGCCAGATGCGCCGATGTGGGACAGGGTCGATGAGCTTCTCGGTACAAGAGACATGACGACGGTCTCATCAGAAGACTATGACACCGCTCTTGAGCAAATAGCGAGAGAGGAGCTATCTGGGGGTCAGCCCAACGTCATGCCTGTTTATGTCAGCCTGAAAAACCCGGCCATACTTGGTGGTCAGAACGAGACCATTATCGAGGGTAATGAATACACCGAAGATGGCGACATCAATGAAAGCGAAGACTTTGAAAATCTTTATGAGGCCATTCAGGACGCAGCCAATCTGTTTGACGATACCGACGCGCAGACGCTCTGGGAAGACGTGTCTATGGCTATCGCAGAGGGCGAGGATATCTCACTAGCCGATGTGGTCAGCGCGATAAAAGAATCAGAGGGCGCTATGTATGCAGCCGACCCAGCGGGCGACCTGGCGTCTGGTGAGCTTATAAGAAAGGTCCTAGAATATATGGGCTACGACGGCATTATCGACAACACGGTTAACGAGAAATTCGGCACTGGTCGAGTAATGGGTCAAAGTATGGCGGGCGTTGATTACGACACCCAGCACGTTATTGCTTTCAAACCCGAACAAATCAAATCAGCCATCGGTAATAAAGGCACCTTCGACCCCAATAACCCGAATATCATGGAGTCGCGTGAGGTTCCACGTGGAACCGACGGCATCGAGTCCCGCAATGGCGACCTGCTGTATAAAAACGTCCCTCTCAAATCATTACAGATAGACCGTATCGCCATCGATGAGAACGGTCAGCAGTCTGTCGTTAAAGAACAGGCTGATATCGCACTCAAAGAGATTGACGATCACATTGAGACCGTCAGGAAGGTGATAGAGTGCCAAAATTCATAGAAAAGCCTAAGCCTAAACCCTTCGACCAGGCCAGAGCCCATCAGGACGTGCAGCAGGCTATCGATTTACTGTCGAGTAAGCTGAATAATACCGATGTAAAGCAGGATATTCAGCGACTGAGCGAAATCCTGTCACAATTGATTGACCTGATAGGCTCTCAGGACACCATTAGCCCAGTGCTGAATGAGTTGAACACTACTAAGACGTCATTACTTGAGGCTGTTGAAAGACTGCAGCAGCCTGAAGAATGGCATTTTGATATTGAACGAAACGAAAATAACCGCCTGACCGGTGTTAAAGCGAGAAAATTATGAGCAATAACGTAAAGGTTCAAGATGCCGAATCAGGTCACCGTGTCCCGGTAAAAACTCGTGTGGTCGATGGGGTGCATATCCCTGTTTATGACTTCAATACGGACTCGGCTAACTTCGATGCCTTTGACCGGTTACGCGTCTCGAATCCTGAAACCCTGTTCGATTCAAAGCTGATACATAACAACGGTGCTCAGTTTTATGATGACCAGGAAGTCTCAGGCGGTGGTATGTCTTCAACATGGAGTCAAGATACCGCCTCAGTGGTCATGGGCGTTAGTGATAGCACGGCGGGTAATCGTACTCGTCAATCCTTTATGTGTTTTAACTACCAGCCTGGTAAGTCTCAGCTCATTCTATGCACTGGCACTCTGCAGAAATCGGGTGGCGGTGCTGGTATTACTCGCGGCTTTGGTTATGTGCATAACAATAACGGCCTTTACCTGCACGATAATGAAGGCACAATACAGCTGGTTAAGCGCTCTTATGCTACTGGTGCTGCTGTTAATACAGCGATAGATCAGGCTGACTGGAACATCGACACGATGGATGGTAACGGCGACTCAGGCATCGAGCTAGATTTCACTAAATCCCAGATACTCATCATTGACTTTGAGTGGCTGGGGGTGGGTCGCGTGCGCATGGGCTTTGTCATTGACGGGGTGCTGATTTACGCCCATCAATTCGTGCATGCAAACAACCTGGAAGGGGTGTATATGTCGACCCCTAACCTACCCATCAGATACTGGATAGATAACGATGGGACCGGCGGGGCGGCTGAGATAGAGCATATCTGCAGCTCTGTGATGTCTGAGGGGGGTACGGTCGATTTGGGTGTCCCTCATACAGAAACCACGGGCGTCGCCTTCGTTAACGCGAATACAGCAGGCACGGTCTATGCCGTTTATGGCATACGACTACGCTCAGCGAATCTCGATTCAACGGTCAAGATACAGAACGTGCATGCGATGGTATTAACCTCAGATGATTATTACTGGGAGTTAAGACTTAACCCTACGGTAGCCAATGCACCGACATTTGCAGACCATGACGCGACATCAGTCATACAGGTAGCCACAGGCGACACGGTCAACAACCCATCAAATACCACCGTTACGGGTGGTCATGTTATTGATGCCGGTTATGTAAAGGGCGGTAATACTGTCGGTTCTATTTCAGAAATTACGCGAAGTCAGTTAAGGCTGGGCTCTGCAATTGATGGCACGCCCGACGAGATATGGCTTGTCGTCACCCCTATAACGGCGAATGCTGATGTTTTGGGCGGCATTTCGTGGCTTGAGTTATGAGCATTAACGCGCCATTGACGGTCGATTCACAGATGGGGCCGGGCTGGTTCCTGTTATTTCGTTCTGTGCAGGCTGATACTCGATCCGATGGCAATACCGGCGGGGGCGTGGCAGATTTTAAGCAGCAATTTATCGAGCAAGAATTGATCGACGAAGATACAATGATACTGAACGTGATTAAACAGTTTCTAGGTAAGCGTCATGAATCTAACTAAGTGCTTTAAAAAACTCGGTATCTCTGGCGCTGAGGCTGATCATATCAGGACTATCGCGCAGGAATACCGTGACGATGGTATGAGCGCAGCCGACGCCAACAAAGAGGCTTTACAGGATTACCTGGAAGACCTGCATAACGAGCGTGATAACGTGGTCCAGCAGGTTCACAGCAAGCTAGGACCCCCACCACAGCCAGCCATAACTCCTGAACGGGTCGCTGAGGTCGGTGGTGAGCAGGCAGGCTTTGAAGCTAAGCGCGGTGTGATTAACTGGCAGGAAACCGAGAAGCTGGCTGAAAAATTAGGCTTAACCCCGGATCACCTCAAAAGACTGATTGATCGAGAAGCTGGCAAAACCTTTAATGTCGAAGAGCTTGAGGGCGCCGCCAGAGCGGTCGATGAAACGTACCAGCGCACGCATGAGCAGATGGTTCAATTAGCCCAGAAGATCGAGCAGGGTCGTATTACCGACGAAGAACTGGCAGCGGCGGCTGAGGCCTTTGTGCAGACAGCCAATATCGGTGCGCAGTGGACCGGGGTTTCAGGTGAGGCTGGTCGAGCCCTGCAAATCCTGAGAAAGCATCAAGACACCAAATCAAAAGCTGAGGTACTGAGAGACCTGGCAGAAGGTCAGGGCGGCATGGATATGCTCAAAGCCAAGATCATTGCTTTCTCGCGTGCTGGCAGTCCGACTGCAGCTGCCCAGGTGGCTCGTGACACCATGAAGGTGACGAAGTGGGACAAGTTCATGGAGTATTACTATTTCAGCTTGCTCTCTGGCGTACCGACCCATGTGGTGAACGTAGTTTCTACCGGGTTCCAGGGACTGGTGCAGGAAATTGATAATTTTATTGCTGCAGGTATCGGTAAAATTACCGGGTCTCAGGATCGAATCACCTTTAACGAAGTTAAGGCCCGGCTGGGTGCTGTCGGTACCGGCGCAAACCTGGGCATACGAGAGGCGGTGCGCGTCTTCAAAGATTTTGAGGGTGAAGGTTTCGAAGAGTTCGGACCCACGAAAATAGATTACCCACAGAAACGGGCGATCAAAGGCACGAAGGGCAAGGTGTTCCGCTTCCCCATGCGCATGCTCTCGACAGAGGACACATTCTGGAAGGCGATGCTCTACAACATGGGTATAGCGCAGTTTGCTGAGGTCGAGGCCAAGCGTACCGGTAAACCGGCGCAGTTCTTTATCGATAACCCCACCGACATGATGAAAGAGCAGGCCTGGAAACAGGCCAAGCAAGGTACTTTCACCGAAGAGGCGGGCGATATCGGTAAGGCTATCAAGCAGCTTCGAAAAAATGTGCCGATATTTAATCTGGTTTTTCCGTTTGTGCAGACCCCTGGCAACATTCTTAAGGTAGCATTAAAGCATTCGTTTATGGCGCCGATATTCAAAGATGTCCGGGCAGATTTTGAAGCCGGTGGGCGTCGTCGTGATTTGGCGCTGGCTAAAATTGGTGTCGGTTCTGCGATTGGCTTAACCGGGTTTGCATTAGCAGCCGCCGGTAAGATTGTCGGACAACCCCCAGAAGATGCGAATGAGCGTCGCCTGTGGTATCGACAGGGCAAGCAGCCGAACTCTATCAAAGTAGGTGATCAGTGGGTCTCATTCAGCCGTATTGAGCCGCTGGGCATGCTGTTAGGTATCTTTGCTGATGCTCATCAGTTTGCAGATCGATTCACTGTCGATGAGGCTGGTGAGATGTGGTCTATGGTCATGGGTTCGATTGCTTCGAATCTGACCAGTAAAACCTACCTGCGCGGCCTGACCGATGTCATTAACGTCATTCAAGAGCCTGAGCGCTACGGTGAGCGCTATATCCATAACTTCCTATCTACCCTGGCAGTTCCTGTCGGTGTGTCGTACATGGCGAAAGCCTACGACGATAAACTCAGACAGGCTGAGACCATTGTCGATGCTGTGAAGCGTCGCGTCCCTGGTTTATCTGAAACACTGCCAGAGCGGCTAGATATTTTCGGTGATACCGTCAAATCCGAAGGCACCCCGGTTTATCGTTTCTTTAGCCCGGCCTATTTGAAAACATCGCGCAATGATCAGGTTGCTAATGAGTTGCTGGCCTATGATGTTTCGTTCCCGGCTATCGGTAAAAGTTTCCGAGGTGTTGAGCTGACCCCTGAGCAGCGTAATTCCCTGGTAGAACTGACCGGTAAGCCGGCCTATCAGATTCTACAGAAAGTCATTCAGTCATCGGGCTATCAACAGCTGCCCGGTATTTTGAAACAGCGCGTGCTTGAGAAAGTCATTCGTGATGTCAGGGCTGATGCCAGAGAATACTGGGTGCACCAATACCCGGATTTAATGCGGGCAATTCATAACCTAAAACTTCAAAAATACGGGGCGGTATCATGAGTGATGACGGCAATATTCCAGTTAAAGATAAATTAGCAGAGAACGGTATTAAGTGGGGCAATATCATGACAGCCATCATTATTGGCCTGATGTCCTGGGTCGCTTTCAACATCAACCACATTAAGGACTTAGTGGCAGACGCACTAAAAAATATTGCTATCATCAAGGTCGAAAACGGACACACGAGAGAAGACGTGAGAGACCTAAAGAGCTGGGCGAAAGAGCACGAAGAGGCGCATAAGGAAATGATTTCATATAAAGAAAAAAAATAGCCTCTCCCATTTAAGGAAATAAACCAAGGTTATGAGGTAGGCCGCTAGGTAGATAATAACGACTAGTTTCTGGCAGTCGGTCACACCTCACCTATTAATTAATAGCCTGGTATCTGGCTAGGGGTTAATCATCACTATTTTTTGTTCCTATATGCCAATCATGAAAGTCGCAATTATCTGCCGATGTTAAATAGCCAGCCTCGCAGTTTCCCTGTATTTCTCCACATGGCGCGAGGTCATCGTATTTGCAAGCGCATTCTCCTGCCTGAAATAATCCGTCATACCCGTTATCTTTTAAATAATTGCTCACGATTACAATTACATCTATACTCATATCATCATTCCTTTCCGCTATGCGGGGTTAGTCTTTACTTCTAATCTGTTTCAGTATTTCATAATAGCATTTAAAACAGCAATCAAATGACCCGCCATCACCGGGGCCGACTGCGTGGCCAGCATAATCTAAACCGTCAGAAGTCATTTTAATTTTGCAATTACTTTTATCGTTTGTTATCTCTTTTCCGCAACTATCACAATAATAGGTAACTACTGACTGTCAACTATTTTGAATTAAAAATCCCCCTCGGCTATTAGGGTTTGGGGATATGGGGTGCCGAGAGGGTGACAAAACCGGTCATTAGGGTAACCGGCTAAAGCAAGAGAACTAATTATAAAACTTTTGTATTCGCTTAGGTAACTTTTCTTTTTTCCGTCTGCCACCCAGGGGGATTAACAGATCACCGTTTTCGAGATCAATCAGCACATTCATGACACGAAAAAAAGCTTTCACATGCGGGTTTTTCACATTGTTCGAGCCGCTTTCTTTCATCAGGTAGATAATCCACTCTTTCGGGACCTCAGCCTTAACAGCGATAAAAGGCCAGTTGCCCTTGTAGTCCTGCAGGCGTTTTTTGGTCCAGGCGAATAAATCCATTTTCTTGTAGAGCTTTTTATGGGGTTTCGTTTCAATCATGGTTTTATCTAATATCGTGAATGTAACCTGATACTAATCAATAAATAGTGACTTAACAATATATTTATCATAAAAAAGCCCCTAATCTTTCGAAAAGGGGCTTGACCACAAATAACAACAAGCGTATTTTATTTGCATCGGCACTGGTACTGACCATACCAAATTGCTGAACAGTTAAAGACAGGTAACGATTCAACACGGCCTAACGCCATTATAAGTTAAATCAAAATTCTTGCAAAACTGTTTCGCTGCCGGTCCGAAAGCAGATGCGGTATATCTGTGCGGGCGGTAAGTTAGGGAAGAAAAAAACCCTAAATTCGAGGACACGCACTCGCATACGCCCCCAATACAGGACCAGGACACTTGGGACCCCCTCGCTATGGGATACGCACCTGGCATAGGAAGCTGTACACAAGGATATAGTGAATAGTTTAAGCGAATAGCTAGTAAGAAATTTTTATTTTCTTCGTTGTTCGTGTTCGTCTACAAAAAAGGAGATAGATATGGGAGTTAAACATTATTACGCAGTAAAGCGAGGACACAAATTAGGTATTTTTGAGTCCTGGGAAGAGTGCCAAGAAGCTGTTGAGGGTTATTCTGGTGCTGTTTATAAAGGTTTCAAATGGCGTGAGGATGCCGTGGCATTTCTGGCTAAAAAGATGCCTAACTGGGCTGGTCGCCATAAAAAACCAGTTAAGCCTAAAGCCACCAACAATGATGGTAAATTCAAATATGCCAGCATGAGGCACGGTAAAGTCTATAAAACAACCTATGCAACAGACCCCAACTTTGAACCATACAGCGGTGATTTGCCGCCGTGGAATTAACTTAAATTGAGGATAAAGAGATGGCAAAAGAGCTGAGAAAAGTTGTTTTATATAAATATGAAAGAGTGAAATTTTCTAATCGTTATGAAAAAGTGCCTGATGGTCATGGCTTGTTTCATGGCTTTGGTGTTGATTACGAAGAACTAGAAAACGGTGTCGGAAATTACACCACGGCTATTGTTGAGATACCGTCAGGTGAAATTAAAAACGTGCCTGTTGAGCTGGTGATATTTAATAATTAATTTCTTAGGGATCAACTATGACCAAACAATCTGATATCGAAGAATGGTTTAATAAAACATTCTGGCCCTCATATCCTCGTGAGTTGTGCCGTATGGGTAAATTAGGCAGTAAGGGTAAAGCCATGCAGTCTATGCTGAAAATTAACCCGGACGCTGACGAGAGAGCGCGTATTCTGGCCAATATGAAAGCCATGGTTCGTTATGACCTGGAATATCAGCGAAAGACCGGGGAAAAGCCGACATACTGGCGTCACTGTGTTACCTGGTTGAATCAGCGCGGTTATGATGACGAGATCGGGTCCCATGCTGACATTGAGAAAGAGAAAGCTGTTAGAGAGTTACCTAAATGCTCTACTGATGGCTGCACAGAGACAGTACACGGCCTCAGGTTCAGCCTATGCCCCTCGTGTATCCATAAACTCAACAAACCACACTATGACCAACTTAAAGATAACCTGCACTCAATGGGGCTGCGTAAATCTAAAGACGAAACCATGCTGCAGTTCAATAATCGCTGTCGTGCCAAATATCGTGAATTAGTCGCCTCTGGTCAATTAACAAAAAAAATACCTTAAAGCTATTGACTATTAACTAGCTATCATTATTATAGGTAGTGAGTGTTAACTATTTTGAGGGATATGATCATGAGAGACCCAGCAGAACAAGCTGACATCGAGCGTGATGTCGAAGAGCAGAAACGCACTGAGCATAACGACGCTTTACGTGCTGTCGCTTTAGAGTCGATGAACGACAAGCAAACCTTTGTCGAGGTCTTCTCTGATCTGATGGCCGGTGATGACGAGTTCGTCGATATGGTGAACGAAGAGCTATTTAAAAAACTCTCATCAAACGATCTGTCTGAAATCCGCGACAAAGTGGTGACGCACTATGTCGAATACTGGTTGCATGGGTGATTTATGAAAATTAAAAACAAATTGAGTCAAAATCGCAGGGATTTCACAGCTATCTATGAGTGTGAGCACTGTGGAAATGAAGAAAAGTCGAGCGGGTATGATGATGCCTACTTTCATCAAAACGTTATACCCAAAATGAAATGCTCGAAGTGTGGCAAATCTGCCGGTGAAGATTACGAGCCGATGGCAACCAGATACCCAGAAGGCATGCAGGTTTAATCATGAGCCATTCGCCCATCATTATCCATAATCCCTACCAGAAACAGGCCGCTAGAAATGTGATTGATCAGCTGCCTGAAGATGGCTCGATGATGGTTAAAATCACGAAAGTTACACGCCGTCGGACCATCGAACAAAATGCTCTGCTGCATAAGTGGATAGGCATTATCGCTGAACATGTGGGCTACACCCCAAAAGAAATGAAGGACGCGCTCAAGTTCGAACTGCTGCAAATGGAGCAATACAGAGACGTGAGAGGCCGAGTGCAGTACAAACTACCTGAGACCTCGAATATGTCCACAGCCGAACTATCGGCCTTTATGAACGAGATAGAGCGCTGGGCTGCACAAATGCTCAGTATTCAATTGCCACACCCTGGGGATCGTATCGATGAGCAAATCAACCAAAGAAGCTGAGCGCCAGTCGAACCGGGATAAGTTCCCAGAGATTGCTAAATTTGTTGATGAGTGCCGTAAGGTTTTCGGTAATGTGAAAGTGATTAAATTAGAGGTGAAACGATGAAAGGTCGCACCATGACTGATGCCCAGAAAGATGAGGCACTGAAATCGAGAGAGAGCGCCCCTATCCTGGCGCGAAAGTTTGGGGTGTCATCGAATCAGATTTACCGCTGGCGGAATGCAAATGGTTATAAGCCTGCGACCAATAAAGGCCGCAAGATTAACCCGGTATGCAACAACAGAGAGCCCAGTGACGCATTAGAGAAATTTATTCGAGGAGGTTTCGGTGTCTGATTATCACGAGATTACGGCTTATCTTCGAAATGCTGACGACCTGGAACTCAAGGTTAGTTTCGAATACGAACCCTATCAGCCTGCCTGTCATGTGCCTGGGCTATTACAGCCGGAATCACCGCCTGATGTGAATATCTATCAGATCACACTAGACGATTTTTTCGAGGTATCGGCGGTATTAAATCCGCATGCCGTCGAGGATATCCGTAAGCAATGTTTTGAATACATGGAGAAAGTTAATGATTATTAAAGTGGTTGCTGGTGTTTTTATTTTTGTAGGTGTCGTTTTTTATCTGGCTGCAATTCGTTGTGACTGGGTGATCGACAGGGATGAGCTGGACAAGAATTACCATGTCTTTACAGGCATCGGGTATGGCATAGCTATCGCCTGCTTCTCTGTGGCTGGTCTTGTCGCTTATTACGGGTGAATGATATGAACCTACCAACAGTACGAATAGAGTTTGATATTACCAAAGCAGAAAAAACAATTGCATGGTTTTATTCTGGTGAAAAACAACCGGGTTATCAAAAAGCTAGCTTGTCGCTATTTAATGTTTTGCCAAATGGTATTGAGGCTCACCTTGCTGCTGCTGCGATGCTGTTTAAATGTCGGGGCTATTTAGCGAGAGTGGTTTTATATAGCTCACTAGGCGCTATTAGCCTACGAATTGATGATGAATACGGATGGGGTAGGTATCAATGAGCCTAACCAACGAAGAACTAAATCGACGCTGTGCTGAGGCGATGGGGCTTGAGTACGAGGGCGCGATATTAAAATGCAAAGATGATGGCTGCTGGATTGACTGGGGTGATTGTATTGAATGGGTACGCTTCACACCAACGACTAACCGTGATCAGTGCATAGTTTTTGTAATTAAGTTATGGGTAGTAGGCATCAAATTGAATAAATCAAAAATTGATGGCGGTTATTATGTTGATATTGCTTCATTAGGATATGCAATACACGACCCCGATCCACTCCGCGCTATTGTCATTGCCTTTATCAAGTGGAAGGAGAGCGATTGTGGAATATAGCGACTATAAAAACATTTGTGCAATTCTGTTTGATTCATCTAGCCCTTATTTGATTCAAAAATTAACTGAATCAGCAGACTATCAAATGGCTAAAGAGATTGACGACCTCCAAAAACAAAACGCAGCTTTGCAGGCCAAGGTTGATTCTTTAATGCTGGAATACTGCCCTGATGAAATGACGAGAGAGCAGCTTGATAATTGGGGTAAGCATCAAGAACCATCAAACAAAATTCCAGCAGATAGAGGGCGTGATGCTGAGCGTAGAATGCGGAAAAAGGAATACACATCTAATGATGTTCTTCAAGCCAGATTAGCCGGAAAAGGAGTAGAAAATGACCAAAGAAACTGAGCTTAAAAAAATAATCGGTGTTATGAACATAGAAATGATTGGTGATGTAACTGCTGACGCAATTAAATACAGCGGCATAGAACGTGGCATATTAAAAATGCCAGACTCTTCTATGCCTCCACTAATAGCTGTCGGTGAAAACGAAATCTACCTGCATTGCTTTACACAAACTGGTGATTACTGGGGTGTTTTCAAAAGCGATGACGAAAACCATCTATATCAACATTTGTTGAGGCTAAATACCCGCAAACCGGAGCAGAGCTGATGAAAAAAACTATTCCCGAAGTAGTTACCGGTATATATTCGGGGTGAAACTTAAATTTATTCTATTAGGGGATGGGACTATGAAAACATTATTAGATTTTGATTTGCCGGTCACGTTTTTCACTAAATCAGGTGATAAGGGCACTGTGCAATTTGTCAATGAGCATATAACCGAGAAAAATCAACGCGCTGTTGGTTATATCGATGACGGCGAAGAAGTGAGCCAGACAAGTTGGGATATTAACGGTCACTATCTGAGCACTGGCGACACTTCGAACCTTGATCTTGTTATCAATACAGAAGAACCCGACGATATCTTACTCAAAGCCGTGGTCTGCAAGACATTAGACAGCACTGTCTTTGTTAATTTTTATCTGGGTGAAGGTGATGATTATCATGCTGCTTTCGGTGGTTGCCTGAGTCTGGGTGATTGGGAACTGCTAAAAGCTCGTGTTAATTTTGACCTTGTTGAAATTGCATCATGAGCAGGCCGCTGAAAAAATACGAGGCACCCATTATCGAGGCTAAAGAGCGGTTTATCGAAATCGCTCAGCAGGACGATGTGGTGTCTTTTGAAAAGGAATCAATGTTTGCCTTACAGGCGCTGCAGAAAAATGATTTCTTGCTGAAGACCGCTGAAAATAATCAGCCCTCGCTATTCAATGCGATCATTAATGTCGCCTCTGTGGGTATCTCACTCAATCCAGCCTTAGCCCATGCCTACCTTGTACCGCGTGACGGCTCAGTCGTGCTGGATATCTCTTATCGCGGCATGATTCAAATAGCCACTGATACCGGGTCGATTCTCTGGTGTCGTGCTGACGTGGTCTATGAAACGGATAATTTCGAGTACAACGGCAAGTTTGAAAAGCCGATTCACAAAAAAGACCCGTTTAAGAAAGACCCCGGCGAAGTGGTCGGTGTTTATTGCGTCGCTAAGACCCTGGAAGGTGATTATTTAGTCGATACCATGACCGTTGAAGAAATCAACGAGATACGCGACAAGACTGAAGCCTATAAGTCATACGTTAAAAGGGGCATGAAAGGCTTTAAGCCGCCCTGGGTCACGTATTACAACGAAATGGCGAAGAAAACCATCATCAAACGTGCTCAGAAAACATGGCCTAAAACGGATAAGACCGACCGTATCAGCAAGGCGGTTGATGTTCTAAACCAGCATGAAGGCATTGATTTTGGGTCTGCCAATATTCTCGGTATGAATCTTGATGAGCTTGTCGATATGGAAAAGGTCGATAAAAAGCGGGTCGAAAATCTAATTATCGAGGCCCGTGAAGTCATCGACGATGACGACATGGACGAAGACGAAGCACGGGACCGGCTACTTGATATCGATTCTCAGCTACTCAACGGAGAAGAGCGCACAGTCTTTGACAAGATGATGAGCGCACGCAAGCACGGAGCCAAAACACAGCGAACCATCTACTATGAGATGATCGCGCCACTTGAAGCCAGTTAGGGGGTTATCATGGAAATTATCATTTTTATTATTGGTTTGGTTGTCGGTTCAAATACTAATGAGCCAGTGCCATTAGACCTGGAACACGTCACCTATGTTGAGCAGAACGCATACGGTGAATACTGGAAACCCATCACACCGGAGATACCTAAATGTACCTTGAGATAAGACCTGTTATAAAAAACATCAGTGCACGCTCATTGGGCAGTGAAGATGACAAGCACGTCTGGGCTGATATCAAAATGATGGCCTCACTCAGTGCGACTGGGCTGGATCAATTCGCCATTAAAGATATGTTCAGCAATCAGCTCTGGCTGGTCGACGGTGAACCCAAATTCAGCGAACTGGATGGGTTTAAGCTCAAGCGTAAGTTTGAAAACATCGATGCTTATTTCTCAGGTGTTGATTTCGAAGAAAGTGAGCGAAACTTTCTCGAAGCGGTCGAGGCCGGTGATTTCGATACGGCTATCAAAGGCCAGCTTATCCCCTGTGAGAGCGGCTATCTTCAAAAGATCACTTTCGATGTGATGTCAGGTAATTCAGCGCTGGTGGAAATGACCTACAGCGCTATGATGCCCGGTATGCAAATCGGCCAGATGATCGATCGCTTTCTAAACGAGCAGATTTTTATTCTGCTGTATCAAAAACAGGAAGAAATGGAACTGTGAGATACAGCGCCAAAACTGACGATAACCACATGGACGTGGTCAAGCGCTTTAGAGAGTACGGCTGCTCTGTACTTGACGCCTCGCGCATGGGAAAAGGATTTCCTGACATCATCGTCGGCTATCGGCATGTTAATTATTTGATCGAGATCAAAGACGGTAAAAAGCCACAAAGTAAACAGAAATTAACCCCAGATCAGGTGGTATTCTTTGATACCTGGAAGGGGCAAGTGCAAGTTATCAACAGTCTCGAAGCTGTGGATAAGTTTATGGTGAGGGTGAGACATGAGACCAACAGAGAAACTTTATAAAGGCCGTGATATCGACGGCAATCTGGTAGAAAAATCACTGCCTGAGTGGGAGCACTACCGGGCAATTACTGAGGGCGTGACGATCAGCTGCAATGCCATGTATTACCGCATTCGAGGCAGCACAGGCGACTGGGATGAAATCAGCGCCACAGGTGCACACAGCAATGAGACCCGCGCAGACTACGAGCAGCGCATTGCTGACAGTCAGGGGAAAATGTCGATTTATCAGGGTTACCGTCAGTTTGTCCACGAAACCCCGGCTATCTGGAATAAAGATGCTAAAAAGACCCGTCATTAGATCGAACAAGGTTAGGGAGTCAGCGCGTGACGAAGCCTGCACGCTGAATGGCCCCAACTGTAATTATGATTCGCAGACCACGGTATTCTGTCACCTCAATGAGCAGTTTGCCGGTAAGGGTATCGGTATCAAGGCAGATGATATCGGGTTTTATGGTTGTTCAAATTGTCACAGCGATTACGATGGTGGACGACTCGAAGACAAATATTTTTATGTATTGCGCGCTGTGGTCAGGACACTGCAGCGATTAGTGGAAAAACAAATCATTACTATCAAGGGCATGAGATGAGACATCGCATAGTATCAATGTCGGGCGGCAAGGATTCGACAGCTGTCATACTGCAGGATATTGAGCGCGGTTTAAAAGCCCGTTATATTTTTGCAGACACTGGCAATGAGCATGAATTGGTCTATGAGTACATGGAATATCTGCAGACTCAGCTAGGCATTCAAATTGAAACAGTAAAGGCCGATTTTACAAAAAGATTGGCTACTCGTCGCGCCAATCTCGAAAACACAGAATCATGGGTTCACAAACAATGGATACTCGCTGGCTGGGAAACTGAGGAAATCTTGGAGCTGGCTAAATTGATCATTCCTACAGGCAACCCCTTCCTTGATTTATGTATGTTAAAAGGCCGGTTTCCATCGACCAAGGCATCATTTTGCACGATTGAGCTAAAGCAAATTCCTATGAGGCAGCAGATAGTTGATCCGATACTGGATGCCTCAGAAAAAAATATCGTTATTAGTATCCAGGGTGTCAGAGCTGATGAGTCGTTAAAGCGTGCAGGACGCTCACCCTGCGGAATGATTGACGAGGGCATATACCACCAGTACCCCATATTCCAGTGGACCGCTGAGGAAGTATTCGCCATTCATAAAAGACATTTCATTAAACCGAACCCGCTTTATAAAATGGGTTGTGGCCGTGTTGGCTGTATGCCTTGCATTAATGTTAGAAAAGACGAATTAATGAATATTTCGCATCGATTCCCAGAGCATATCGAGCGCATTGCAGAGTGGGAAAGGATTGTCGCCAGGGTATCGAAGTGCAATGCTTCGACATTTCTTCCAGCCATTGGCATTGACACTGAAAACGCCATGGAAAAAGGCAATATTTACCAGCATGTTGAGTGGTCAAAAACCTCGCGCGGCGGCAAACAAATGGATTTAGAGCGCATGCTTGAACCACCGGCCTGCTCTAGTGTTTACGGACTATGTGACAAAGGAGATTTATGAAAACAATATTACTCTCAGGCGGCTTCGACCCTCTCCATATCGGCCATGTACGCATGATTAAGGCTGCGTCACGTCGCTGTGAGGTGATTATCGCCTTAAATTCCGATGACTGGCTGATGCGCAAGAAAGGCTATGTATTCATGCCTTTTGATGAGCGTAAGGAAATACTCGAAAGCCTGGAAGCGGTATCAGGGGTCACTCACGTCGATGACAGTGACGAAACCGTCTGTGAAGCTATTAACAGAATACGCCCTGATTGTTTTGGTAACGGTGGTGACCGGCTACCCGGTAACACGCCAGAACACGAACTTTGTGAAAAACTGAGCATTCACCTCGTCTATGGTTTAGGGGGTGAGAAAATCCAGTCAAGTAGCGAACTTGTTGATAATGCAGAGGTATATCATGGATAAATTACTGCCAATTGTGCCGGGGTGTATGGCGATATATTTGCCAGAGGGTAAGGCCTACAAGGTAATAGATAGGATCGTACCCGGTGAGTATTATGCAAGGAATGAGAACACGGGTCAGTTAATGGAGCGACTGGGCGAGGGTTACTGGCGCATCGACGCAAAACCAATATTTGAGGATGCTGAATGGACTGCCGTACATGAAAAGTATTTAATGCGCATCGACGGCTATGACGAATCTCAAGACCTTGTCGAAAAAGGTAAGGAGTTAAGCAAATGAATCAGCCTGTCTTAAAAAAGATTACCGAGAACCCCTGGACCCCCAGACCCTGGGGTATCATGCGAATCATTCACGAGGACGAGCGCTACTGGGTGAAAGTTATTCGTATCGCACCATGCCAGCAGATATCCCTACAAACACACGCTAACCGTGACGAAGTCTGGACCATTACCCAGGGCGAAGGGCTTGCCACACTGATCGCCTTTCCCAAAACATTGAAAAATGGTAACAAGATGCGGGTTAATACCGGCCATACGGTATCAATTCCCAAAGGGGTCAAGCATCGCATCAAAAACCTGTCAGCAACCGAAACACTGGAATTTATCGAAGTCGCCACCGGGCGCTGTGATGAGGCAGACATTGTGCGCTATGCCGATGACTACGACAGGCCTGTTTTACCAGAGCCATAAACTGGTATAATATTAAGTAAATATTTAACGATAATTAGAGGATGGGATTATGTCAGACCCTTGGAAGCATCGAAGTGAAAATATGTGCTGTGAAACCTGTATGTGGTGCGCAGTTAAAGAAACCAAAGGCCCAAAAAAATCTAAGTTAGGCCGATGCCGAAAGCACTCACCAACCTTAAACGGCTACCCCGTTGTCTACATGAATGACTGGTGCGGCGACCACAAGCTGGACGAAACTAAAATCTAGTCATGAGCTGGTTACCACTCGTCACTGTATTGCTTGTTAGTCCTAACCCCACATATGTTCAGGAACAGCCAAGCTGTGATAATCTAATATTAGTCAAATCAAATACTTGAGGATAATGTGTTGTGGCAACCAGTAAACGATCAAGACGAGCATCACATGACGTGTCACCTCGCATGCGTAAGGCCTTCTTTGAGGGCTTTATACTCGCAGCTCAGCGTAACGGTGGCACCACAGCTGAATACTGCCAGAAACTCTGGGAAGAAGACTGGAAAAAGGCTGCAGAGCTGCTTACCAAGTTCCTACCCCGTGAAAACGTCGTTAAGGGTAAGGTAGAGCATGAGCACTCTGGCACAGTCGAATTATCGGCTACTGAACGATTCCTTGAAGAAATTACCGCCCCAGGAGAAGAAAGGGCATTTGAGGAACCTGTGCAGGACGGACCTGTACTACCTCATTAGGTATGTATTCAAGCGAACCGACTTTGACGATGAGTGGCTATTCCATCGATGCCGGGAAGTACAACATAATCCAAATGGCTATCTTGATCTCTGGGCTCGTGATCACCGCAAATCTACAATCATCACCTATGCTAAGACGATTCAAGACGTACTGGCCAGCCACGGCGATGACCCTCTACCTGGATGGTGGGAGAACAGAGAAGTCACCTGTGTCATATTCTCGTTTAATCGACCTACTGCAAAGAAGTTCCTCGATCAGATCAAAACTGAGTTTGAAAACAATGAGGTGCTTAAAGAACTCTTCCCCGACATCCTGTATCAGAACCCGCAACGAGAGAGCCCTAAATGGTCACTCGATGAGGGGCTACTGGTCAAAAGGCAGCGCGGCAACCCGAAAGAGAAGACGATAGAAGCCTATGGGATCATTGACTCAATGCCTACGGGTGGTCACTGGCTACTGAGGATATACGACGATGTTATCACCGAGAAAGTGGCTCGAAACCCTGAGATTATCAAGAAAGCCACCAAACAGTGGGAGCTATCGCTATCGCTGGGAACATCGGGTAAAAGCTCAGTTAAGGGTCAATCTCGTTACATTGGCACCCGGTACGCGGTTAATGACACGTACAAGACCATCATGGCCAGGAAAGCAGCCAAGCCCCGGCTATACCCAGCCACAGACGATGGCACTGAGTTTGGTGCACCTGTTTTCCTCACTGAAGAAGAACTTAAGACCAAGCGTAGAGAGATGGGGCTCTATACCTTCAACTCACAGATGCTACAAAAACCTGACCAGGATCAAGCGATGGGCTTCTCAAAAGATTGGCTGAAGTATTACGACTCAGACCCCAGCACAGGCTGGAACTATTACATTGTGGTGGACCCGGCTAATGAGAAGCACAAAAAGTCTGATTACACCGTCATGCTGCTAATCGCCACAGGACCCGATCAGAACTATTACCTAGCCGGTGGACTCAGAGACAGGTTAAACCTGCGAGAACGGACAAAAGCTTTATTTGATATGCACCGTAAGTGCTTTGCTGACTATGGGGTGTTACCACAGGCTGTAGGCTATGAGAAATACGGCATGCAGTCTGATATCGAGCACATGGAGGACGTGATGGACCGGGACAACTACCGGTTTGATATCACCCCACTCGGTGGCTCGATGGCTAAGAATGACCGCATACGCAAGCTGATACCTATCTTTGAGGATGGCCGTTTCTATCTACCAGAGGCTTTATCGTTCATTGACTACCAGGGCAGACAGCACGAACTGGTGGCAGAGTTCATCGAAGAAGAGTATGAAGACTTCCCAATGATCGACCACGATGACATATTTGACTGCATGGCACGCATCGTAGACGATGAGCTTGGTGTAATATTCCCAAAACCAGTAGAATACAAAGACAGATACTCGAAAAAGCGTAAGCGCTCATCCTGGGTGACGAGGTAAACATGGCAAAAGACGACGACTTAATTACACATATCAAGGAAGAATACCGCCGCAGCAAGTCACACCAGAAGAAATGGCGACAGGAAGCACGCGAACTCTATGACATGGTGGCTGGTAAGCAGCTGTCAGATACCGAGAAGGCAGAACTCGAAGAGGCCGGGAAACCCGCCATAGCCTTCAATCGAATAGACCCGGTAGTCTCAGCTGTTGTGGGTCACCAGATCAACAACCGACAAGAAATCAAATACCTGCCCCGCTCTCAGGGCGACATCAAACCTAACGAAACCTACTCAAGCGCTGCTGAATACTTCGACCAGGGCTGTGATGCCTACGAAGAAATATCAGATGCATTCTGGGATATGACGATATGTGGCATGGGCTTCTCAGAGATGCGTGTCGACTACGATCAGAACTACGAGGGCGATATCCAGAGTGCTGAACGTATCCCACCACTTGAAATGGGCTGGGACCCGTCAGCTAAGAAGCGCAACATTGCAGACTCTCGATACCGTTACCGTCAGAAATGGTGGTCCCGTAAAGAAGCGGAAAAGCAATGGCCCAAAGTTAAGAATATCGATGTCAGTAATACTGAGACCTGGCTGGATGCACCAGAGAGCGATGAATTATCAGAACACGATGCCTCACGCGCCTGGATGTACGAATCAGACAGCTCTCAGTGGTATAAGCAGGACACAGACGAGATTCTGGTCCTACAGTGGCAGGAATGGGAATACGAGCCGATGTATGTCGTCGGTGATCCACAGAACAACAAGGTCATTGAGCTGTCAGCTAAGAAGTTCAACCGCCTGAAAGAACGCATTGACGATATGGGTGCTCGTTACGTCAAACAGATGCGTAAGGTCTATAAGCAGTATTTTGTGGTGGGCGACACGATCCTTGAGAAAGGCGATGCACCTTGCCCTAATCATTTCAGCCTGCAGTGTATGACAGCCCGGCGTGATGAGAATACCAACACATGGTATGGTCTGGTCCGGGCGATGGTCGACCCTCAGAAGTGGTCGAATAAGCTATTTTCCGATATCACCTCGATCATGTATAAAAACCGTACCGGGGGCGCATTCATTGAGACAGACGCCCTTGACGATCCGAGAGAGGCAGAAGAGCAGTGGGCAGAAGAAAACCCATTGATTAAGCTCAAGCCTGGGGCATTACAGAAAGGTAAGATTTTAGAGCGTAACCCTATCCAGTACCCACAAGGTCTGGACCGGCTCATGGAATTTGCCATCTACTCTATTCCGCATGTGACCGGGTTAAATCAGGAGCTGCTGGGTTTGGTGGATCGTAATCAGCCAGGTGTACTCGAAGCACAGCGCAAACGTGCCGGTATGACCATTCTGGCGGGTATGTTCGACAGTCTTAAGCTGTTTCAAAAGACTCGTGCTGAAGTGTTACTGTATTTCGTGCAGGAATATGTAACAGATGGGCGCCTGATTCGTATGGTCGGTGAGGACGGTATGGAGAAATACATGCCCATCGTCAAGGATAAGGAAACGGTTAAATACGACGTTGTTATCTCTGAGTCACCACAGTCACCGAATCAGCAAATGGAGACCTTCGGTGCACTCATGGAACTGTTACCAAGAGTCACTCAGATGGGAATTCCAATGCCGCCTGACTTCCTTGATCATGTGCCACTACCTAGCACATTGACTGATAAGTGGAAGAAGCACATAGCGCAGCAGCAGAATGACCCACAGAAGAAACAAATGCAGCAGGAAATGGCGCAAATGGCTAAACGTCTGCAGGCCGCTGAAGCCGCTAAGGACGAATCAGTGGCTAAGCTGAACGACGCTAAGACTGAGCTGACCCGTGTACAGGCAAAATTGAAACCTGCTGAAGAGGCATCTAAGGCAATTGAACGAGCAACCAATAAATAGAGGATAAGAGGATGGCAGAACTAGATATTCACGAGACATTTAACGACGAACCACCAGCCGACGAACCGGCCACGGATACCACTCAGACAGAAGAGACTAAGACCGAAGTAGTCGAAGCCTCTAAAACTGACGAACCTGCTAAGACCGACGAACCAGCCAAAGACCCATCACAGAAGACGGTGCCTCATGGTGCCTTTCATCAAGAGCGTGAGATGCGTAAGGAGTTCCAGGGTCAGACTAAGGAACTGATGGCACAGAATCGTGAGCTGATGAATAAATTAAATCAGTTCAGCAGCCTGCGCGAAGAGCTGGACGAGCTACGCAACAAGCCAGCAGAACCGGCTGAGCCTACGGTCAGTTATGAACAGGACCCAGTGGGCTTTCTCAAGCAGGAAAATGAGCAGCTAAAGAGTCAAGTTAATCAGGTTACCGAAAAGGTGGAAACTGACGAACAACAGGCCGAGCAGGTACGCCAGCAACAAGAGCAGGCCATGCAGTTCAAACAGACTGTTGAGACTCAGGTCGGTGAGTTCATACAGGAAACCCCGGATTATCCTCAAGCCTTTGAATTCTTGATGGAGTCGAAGATTCAGGAATACCAGGCACTGGGTTACACCAATCCGCAGCAGATCAGTCAGCTGTTTAATCGCGACTCATTCATGCTCTCGCAACAGGCCATGCAACAAGGTAAGAACCCCGGTGAGGCTGTGTATAACCTGGCCAAAGCGCGTGGTTATGTCACAGGCGCTAACGCAATACCGGGCGGTGAGGATGATGATGCTAATAAGGAAACGCTCG